GTATTGTTTCTGTTGCTAATGCATCCCAATCGATTAACAAATTAAAATAAGGTACGTTTTGAGTACTTGAAAAAGTAGTAGATAACTCATTTGTCAATATTTTAACCGTTGGATTTGTTAAGTAAATAGCAGTTTCAACCGTGCTTTGATTAGCACCTAAATTAGAGTTTGTAAATCCATTAACTCCTACAAAATCTAAAGTATCTATTTCCGTATAAGTGCTTTCGTCTTCAGTAAAAAATGTAATCACTTCAACTAAACAATACATTTCTTTTTCTTCAATATCTTCTAGTAATACGGTTTGAGGGTTTATATTTACAATAAAGTCCTTTATGTATGGAGATATATTGTAGTATGTTTCCGTTTGAGTTATTGAGGGGATTTGCTTTGATAGGGTATAAGTTGGTTCCGTTGGTTTAGTATCGCCATTATACCATATTCTTAACTCTAACTTAGTTCGAATCTGCAACGCTTCGTCAATCGAAATAGTATAAGGACTTCTTACGTATATTAATTTCATTTTATATCTTTTAATGTGAACTTTAAAAATGTTTCTACATCTAAACCGTACTTCTCAACTATGTTATCATCTAAACTTTTATAGCTTGTTTCAAACGCTTCTCTAAAAAACTTTGTTTCTTTTGTACCCTTTAAATAAATGCTTCGGCTTATCATACTAACCATTTGTTTACGTGTAGTAAATCGCCCATCCTTGCCTCTAGTTCCAGCTAAACCTTTGCGTACTACCCAGCTATCAATAGCTTGTCTTAAACCGCCTTTTTTACCTGTACCACTTCCAAACTTATAAGGCGAGTTTGGTGCTTTTGAACTCGAGATTTTACCCTTAACCCCGTAATCTAAAAACTTCCAATAGTCCTCCGCATAAAAATCAAACCCTATACTATTAGGCATTTCCTTTGTCTTAAAATTTAAAGAGTTGGTCAACTTGTTACTTGTATTGTAAGAACCGTATTTGCCTCCTTTCTTTAAATTAGACTTCGCCCTATCTATAACAAGTTGCCCGAACTCATTTAATGCCGCTTGTACGTTATCAATCTTCACAACAAATGCTCATTGCGTTGTTTGGAATTGAAAGCGTTAAATCCACTTTCCAACCATCTAACATATTTGTAAATTCTAAAAGTATCGGAGTTAAATCTGAAACGTTTTCAATCTCTATATCAAACTCATTTCTGTTTAACTGCATTTTGGTTATAGCATAATTTATAATGGCGTGGCACGTGTTCAAATTGTCAATCTCGTTGTCGTTGCCTAAAAACTTATCATTTGATTTTACCTTACTTACGTTTCGAATATCTAAGACCGCTATTTCAAAAGTGAATGTATTGTTTTGTCCCGGTGCTGATGCGTTAAGTATATTAATGTGTGCTAAAGGAAATATATTCTTTTTAACATTGTCGATGATGTCAGTACCTTGCGTAATGGTATTGATAAAAGGAGCATCTTTAATGCTATCTCTAATGAAGTTTAAACAGGTATAGTATTGGTTCATCGTTGTTGTTGTTTAATTTGTCGTGCCTCTTCTTTTCCCTCGTCGATTAAGTAAGATAGTAACGTGAGTGATTCGTGTAGTCCCTCGCTTCCAACTTCTCCCACTCTAATTTTAAGTTCTCTTGCAATTCGGATAAAAGATTGATACCAACCCCAGCGCTCTCCAAATCCATTTTCTCCCGCTTCGCCATCTTGGGAATAGAGGATAGGGTATTGTTCAACAATTCCTTGAATAAAGTCCAAAAAAAAACTGTTGCTCCTCGTACAATATGCATAGGCACATCATTGAAATTTTCAGCTAGTGATTCATCGCCTGTATAGGGTTCAATCTCGTAATACTCCGCTGCCTTTCTTTTGATAGGTCGGTACATAACCGATAACATTAACTCGGTTAACTCATCTTTACCTAAACAGGTATCTATTGTTGCGTGTTCCCCTAGTGAAATCTTTTCTATGTTTGGGATAAAACCATAGTTAACACCGTTTAACTTAAACGTGCGTGTTAGTGTTGGTGTTTGGTCCAATGTTAATGCTATTGTCTTAACAATATCGGCAAACTCTAATGCAGGAAGTTTCATTACATCACTTACTTCTAGGTTACAGAATATAGCCACCATTTGAATACATACATACGTTTCATCATCGGGGTTATCTTGTGCTACCTTTTGGTATCGTCTGAACTGCGATAAGGTAATCTCTTTTAAATCTGTCGGAATTACTACTCTCATACTATTATAACTAAAAAATGTTGTTTTGTTTATGTAATTATCACTTTTCGTGTAGGTTTGATTGCAAGTTGCATCATTGCAAAGTAGCGAAGCGCATCTATTGCGTGGTTCATAGAGTCAATCGGCTTGTTAAGTTTCTTGCCAGTCTTGTCAACATCCCAACTATACGCCCTTAATTCTTTGATAAGGTTAACACTTGACTTTGTGATTAACATTTGTCTTTGTTGTAGTACCGATATACCAAAGTTAATGGAATCCGCACCCTTTACAACTGCTTTGATGTTGAATCCAGCTCTGCGTATTTCCTCAATACTTTTAGGTTCGGCACTATCTGCCCAAATCGGGAGGCGTTTATCGTGGCTCATTAAGTTTATTATATCGGAGTTAAGTAGTGATGTCGAATATATTACCTCGTTGCAAATAATCTTACCATCGTATTCGTGAACTTCGATAAGTGCGCTTGGATCGTTGCTATATCCAAAATCTAACCCGTAACCGATTAACTTTGCTTCTGTGGGTATTGTATCGATTAGTTCGTAATTCTCGAATATAACGCCCTCTAGCGTTCCAAGTTGACCGAGTCCGTAAACTTTGTACCAATTATCCCAATAAGATGAAGTGAGTGCCTTTTGCTTTGCTTTGTTTATAAAATTTAAAGCGGATTCTGGACACGCCTCGTTATCCAAATAGTTAACGATTATAAAATCTACGTCATTATCATTTTGTAGTTCGGTGTGAAACCAAAATTCATTAGTCGGATTCCAATCTAAGTACACCCCTTGCTTAGTTCGTGAGGCTAATTCAGTATAAGCGTGAAATACCATATTGTTAGCCTCATTCATATAAAGATAATCACGCCTTGCACCTCTTAACTTTGAATCGTTGTCTGCTGAAAAGAACTCTATTTCTGAACCGTTGCTAAAAGTGTATTTGAAATCTGTTGCGTTCCATCGATTGTCAAACCAGCGGTTTGTTTCTTTCATTATCTTTTTAAAGTCTTTCATCGCACCACGTTTTAAATGTGGGATTGATTCAGCTACTACGCTAATCTCGGTTAAGTCAGTTTTGATTGCGAGTTGAATTAAAATAGGAAGCACTCCATACGTTTTCCCCGCTGAAGTGCCTCCTTGTATTCCTTTGACAAATTTTGTCAAAGCTCTTATCTTATTTATTACTGTTGTCCTAATAAACATTAATCCGGGAATAGAGGTTGCTCTGCAATTATAGTATTTTGAACCTGCTCTGTTAATCCGTTTAATCGTTGTGTTATACTTGGATTGTAAACTCCTGCCATACCACCCTCTATTTGGTCTTTACGTGTATGTTTCTTAATATATGAACAGATAGTTGCATAATCATCGTATCTTTTGTCTTTATTCCTTAAATAGTCCCCTAAATCTTCTATGATGTCATTGTCAGCTAACCAACATTCAAAACCCTCTATTGTCAAAGGTCGTTCTTTTTCTTTATAAACTTCCAAAGCATCTTTACCAACCCAATCTTTAACTATAAAAGGATTGTTCTTTGTTTCCTTTTGATAGGATAAGAAGTACTCTTTTAGCTTTTCAGGTGTTTCTATAAATTTAGTCCTGCCCATCGTTAAACAATTTATTCAAATCCTTTACCATTATCGCCTTAACCTTTTCGCTTTTGGTGTTGGTGTTATCCAAGCCGAAGTATTTTAAGTATAATGCTGGAATATTAGGGTTATCACTATTAAACGCTTCGCAGTCCTTACAGTCGATTTTACAAATAGGCTTTTTGTGAGTCCATTTATCCATAGTGAATTGGCGGTCCTCACATTTGGCGCATTGCTTTATTCCAACTGCTTCTGTAATCTCTTTTACTATTGTTCCGAGTTTTGGTTTTTTACTTGACATATTAATTTTTCTTTTACCATTTTATTAATTCTGTGAACTGTTTGAATGTGTATTTCTGTTTGTCTTGAAAAAGGTCGTTGTCCTTGCAAGGTGGAGCAAACAAACATCGTTCGTTCGTACCAAGTTAAGTTTTTAGCAAGTTCGTCAAACTCTGGCAAAGATACATATTCATCTTCAATTATCTCAAACCTAGCAAAGTCCTCTATTAAGACTTCTTTTGTATTTAAAGTATCATAGAATAGATTTCTAAGTATGGTGTAAATATAAGAACTTTTGCAATCTTTAAACGTATGCGATTTTAAATACATTTCCTGCACAATCTCGTCGGCAAGGTCTTTGTCTTTCGTAATCTTGAAAGCCATTTGTCGCCATTGCTTATCATCTTGTGCAAGTTTTTCAATCATCTAATTACATATCTTTTCCCCTAGTGTATGAACTCCTACTAAATCTCTTTGTCTTTGCGCTCCTGTACAATCGTTTTCTAGTGTTGCTACGGTCCAAACATAACCACTAGGTAAATGAAACGTGTCAGCCCTTAAAATAGTTTCACAAGTGCAGTTTGCAGGTTCTTCTTGTCTTGCATTATCATCTGTCGAACAACTCGATAACGCTATTGCTAATATAACTAAAATTGTTTTCATAGTGTAAATGTATTAATTATTTTCTAAAGTTTTACTTTTTATTCTATCTCTTACCCAGTCGGTTACATTTGAGCGAGGATCTAAATCTACAACATCATCGTAAATTGTATCGTCTAAATCGGATTTTCTACAAATTTGCCTAGCTTCTTTAGGAGTTAAATTTTCTTGAATTAAGTATAATTGATATACTTTTTTGTCGGTTGTTAGTACTGCTTTAATCATAGTTGTTTCTCTTTTTTATAAATTTCTAATAGTTCTTCTTTTGAGTACGCATCATAAATAATATCCTGATTGTATATTATTAATAGCCACTCTGCAAACTCAATAGCATAATCATCTATTATTTTTTCTACATCGCTAAATCTTGCATTGTATTGTTCAGATAATGCTTTCATTAAATCTAAATTCATTTTATCTCTTAATTCCCTTGCCTTTTCTTTTGGTGTCATAAACTATCTAATATTTTACGAGTCGCCTCGTGGTTAAACTTCTGTATAAAATTATCATTGTAATCAAATTCAAATCCTACATAACTATTGTCATCGGTGTACAAAAACATATAGTACCAATGCCAATGCTCAACCTTATTTATCCATTTACTAGGGTGCTGTAAGTTCTTTGCAATACACGACAATCTGTAAGGTCTGCCTAACTTTGAAAGTTTTGGCGTAATTGATAAGTTTAATTCGGTCGGTTTCATTTGTCAAAGATTAAAAACATTTTTTTATTAAACTAATTTTTTAACATAAAATCGTTATACCAATCCATAAACATATCAAAATCAGTAGCCACAAAGTAAACGCCACCAGCACGAATAATATTATCCCGGTATGTTTGTTGTGCTTGACTCATTCTGTCTTTACCTATCTTAACTTCAATCTTTACAGATTTACCTTTAATCGTTGCGCTTATGTCCGCAGTTCCGTTTGTAGATGTTCCTTTGATATATTGCATACTTCCTATTGTTCTTCTGCGACCTATAACATCGGTTACTATCTTAGTGTTGTCAATCATTCTTCCAGACGAACTAATACGCTCAGCTTGATGCCCTGAAAGATTAAGAAAG